TGCTGCCTCAAGCTGCTTCGCCTGCTCAGCAAGCTGTAGACCTAACTGCTCAAGCTGCTGCGCCTTCTGTTGCATCTCTTCGCTCGCAGGAGATGGCTGCGGTGGTGGTAACTTACTAATCGCCATCGCAGCAAGTTGTGATAACTTGTTGTCTATCATAGGATCAATGTCAGGTATATCTTCATCCGGTGACGCTTCCTTGCCAAGTTCTATCGGTGGTAAGTCTATCCCCATAGCTTGAGCATACTTGTTTCGCATCGCATAAGAAGTGTGCTCTGCAATATGAGCATAGAACGCTGGTAATAACTGTTTCATCGCAGGGTTCTCGTCTCCCTCAATACGCTGCAACTCTACTTGGTGAACAGCAAAGTGCGAATCGTGGTCTTGGTCTGGTACTGCTCGCACAGGAATACCGTTCATCATGCACATATTCTCTGTGATCGGATCTCTCCTTCGTACCTTGTCTCTATCTAACAAGAAAGAGTCTGGATCAGGAACACGCATCGCTTCCAACATCCGCCGCTCTACCACCTTGTCTTTGTACATTCCCGGCTTCTCTGCCGCCATCTGACGCATAGTCTGTGCTATCGCAATGCGCTGAGTAGAAGAAAAAATGTTTGGATCTGATACTGGAATAACATCTACTCGTCCATCAAAGTCTGTCCGTAATATCTGACGTGATGCGCCCGGAACATTATATGGATATCCTTCCTCTGGTAAATGCCTTCCATGCAACTTAGCCAACAACTGAAACTCCTGACCTTGTGCATAATGTAAACGTTTATGGTTTCCTGAAAATACCTTCGACCCCTGCTCAATTAATGCGACTGTCGTTCCTACGGGCCCGGTGTTGCTTGCGTCTCCAACCATGTTTTCATTTGTTGATGTGAACCGTTGCGCTGACTCGATTAACAACCCAAGACATTTGAATAACGAATCTCCCGGCTCCTTGAAGTTAGGCTCAAAGAACGCTTTCTTCAATTCATCAGCAGTCATGTCAGTATCAATCCACTTGCCAAACTCCATCTGAACATTATCTTTGATCTTCGCTTCCCTGCTCTTGAATCCACCACGAACAGCAGAAAACGATGCACCTAACAATATAGTCTTGAGTAATCCGGTAGCAGCTTGGCTTAATCCTCCAATCAAATGAAGGAATCCATACGAATAGAATCCATCAGCAGGAATGAAAGGATAGTGAGTAAACATTACCTCTTTCTCCATATTCGGATCGTTCTCTTCCCAGTTACGATAGATCGACAGGATCTCCATTGACTCCATGTCCATCGAAATGCGATACGGTCTTCCTATTCCATCAGGATCAGCCAATTCTCTTGGAAGGTCATAATCGCAATGAGTCTCCCAAACTGTGTGATCAACATCATCAGGTAAACCAACTTGCATCTCCTCGCCCTGTGTCTTCTCGCGAGCATCCTTTATCTTCTGTGTATACGAACCACCTTCAACTGGCTTCACCAATTGAACATCACGATACTCGCCGTTCTTCTGGCGCTTCTTCATGTCATTCTGTGAGATTTGTATCTGGTGAGTGTAACGCGCAGCACTCTTCAACGACTTGGTGCCATAAGGTGCAATGAAATCTTCTCCCCTTACGTGTCTCGATACGTTTGTTTCAGACAAAGAATCTCGATAGATCTTCTTGAATTGAGATCCCTCTAACCCAAGCATGAACAACATCGCGTCTGTCTCTGGATAATAGTCTTGATTCTTTACCATCAAGTCATAATTCATGTAATCCTTTACACGCTCCGCTTGCTGCTCAGTCTCCTCAGTCTTCTCACCAAGGACAACCGTTTTAACCGGGCCTCCGGGTGGAACCAACTCAGTAATGGCTCGTGCCTGAAACTGCACCAATGCTTCTGCTAACAATGGCAAGTTGCAATTGCGTACCAATCTGTAGCTGCTTTCCTTGGTTGGATCTGTCTCTGGATCATTTACGATACCAACAAGCCTCATTCCGTCTGCAAGCCTGTCATGCCAATCTTTTCGCGCCTGAATGTCAGCGTCTACCCATTCCTTGATGTCATAAGCAATCTTCCTTAGATCACTATCATCCATGTCTTCTGCAAGATTCCTTCCGTGTTCGTCCTCGCAGCTCTCGAACTCCATCATCGTTGGCTCTATCTGCGCCAACTCTCCATCTTCGCCAACAGCAAACATTACACCTTCGCCTTCTAGCGGCTCATCCATCTCGAAATCCAGATACTCTGGAGCGACTGAAGAATCATCTTGCAACTCAAAATCGTTTGGTAGCATCCCTCTTCTCATGACTTTACCCCTTATTAGTGCTTGGTGTCGTTGCCTATCATATTGTTCTCAATACCACAGATCTTATCTACCCTCGCAAATATCTTAAGCGTTACCGTCCACTTGGTTGGATCGTCTCCATCTAAGTCGTAAGTTACAACAGCCATACCATGTGCGTTTGGAAGAACCTCTTCGATTGTCTGTCTCCGCAGGGAAGTGAGTGAACCATCATCCATAAAGGGTTGTGTACTGCTCGCCTTCTTTATCTTCAAACTCATCGTCATCCTCCTCTGGATCTTCCGTTGTCTGAAGGTGGAACATCTTTCGTAAATAGTTCCACGCATGAACGCACGTATCAGCCATGTCGTTTCCGGGCATACCTCGCATAAATGTTGCCCTTGCACAACGCTCGATAACTATCTCAGACCACCTCCTGTCCATGTAGTAAATACAACCATCTTCCAACACGACTGATGCAGTATGAGCACGAGCTAACTTTGATTTGTCTGCCTTGATCGCAACAACTGGAATTCCTATCTTTCTCAACTCCTGTAATAAAGAATGACCAGATGCTTTCTTCTCTATACCGACTTTATCAGGTTTTAGGTCGTAATAGTGTTTTTTTGCCAATCTTCTGAGCGTTGGAAATGGCACCTTATCCTGCCAAGCATCAATCAACATACAACAATATCTTCCACCCTTCGGTGGCTTATACCAAGTGGGCTTCTCACCCTGCTCGTCAATGGGCTTCATCGGCTCCTCATTCCAGAACACTCCCCAATCAGTTCGGGCTGTGTAATCGTTCTCTTCCTTCTCCTCAAACGCAGTGTCATACATAGAGATGACGTACTCAAATGCTGGTGGCGAAGTCTTGTGCCACATTCTCCAATGACTCGCCTTGAGTATTCCACCCTCATCTTCCCTCGGTTTCTGCTGGTATAAAGCGTTCCAGTTTCGTAAGCCTTGAGTCCTTCGCTCCTGCGTCAACATCTCAAGAGTAAACCATTCCTTCCACAACACCTCGCCTACCTTTCGGTGGATCGGATCAAACTTCGCTTCCTCTTGCGTCTCTACAATGGCAACAAATGACAGCACATACCACCACTCCCCATCACGAGCCTTAATCCATCCGCTCTTGCCGCTCCAAGACTTCGGTAATATACGACCAGCAGGATCGTCCTCGTTCCATCGTGTTGTGATGTACAGCATCCCTGCGTTTGGTTTCATCCGTGGTCTAACGTCACTCAAATACCATTCCCACGTTGTCTTGCGAACAGCAGGTGAATCAGCATCCTTCTGTCCACGAATCAGATCATCCAGCACAACCAGATCTGCTCTCCTGCCTGCGAATGGCGTTACACCAACAGCCTTGTATTCGCCGCCATCATCCATCGTCCACTGCCCTGCCGCACGAGAATCCCTTGATACTCCATTGTTGAATATCGCTCGATGTACTGCTGAAGCAACAATATTCCGGCATCGTCTACCAAACCTGTCTGCCAATTCTTGCGTCTGCGATCCACCTATCACGTCATGGTTCGGGTGTTTTCCCATATACCAAGCTGGAAATATTACAGAAGCATAGGTTGACTTTGCGGATCCGGGCGGCGCTAACACCATTAAACGCTTCAGTACACGACCATCAACCAGCTCTTTGGATTCGAGCTGCTCAAGCTTTTCTATTATCGTTCTGTGGTGATCTGCTGGAATGTACTTCTTCGCTACTGTCGGAGCTGTCGCTGCCTTCTTTAATGAGTTAAGAATTCGGATCTTTTGATCTGGTGTTCTTCTTGGGTTTATCTCTACTGGCTCGTCCTTCTCTACCTCACTTGGAATATGAAGACCTGCATAGACAGCCAGCTTGTCTCTGGCTAAAGAATATTCTATGCCGTTTACGTGAGCAGCAAGAGATTCGACCTGTTCTCTGGTTAGTTCCATCTATTCTCATTTTAAACCCTCGGCAATAAGAGTGTTGTAAACGTTTACAAATTATTACTTCAGTTCACGCTCAATGATGCGTCCACTACTTCTACATCCTTTGGCGAATACTGATTCTCCTTCTTTCTCGTTGGCTTCAGCGTTCCTG